AACAATCTGTTCAGTTAATTTTTATCCGAAAAAGTTGATTATTTCCAAAATACTTAACTTATATTTGCAACATGATTAAGATGTAATCACTTTTGAACCTCAAAAAAACAGAAATATGAAGACAGTGAGTTTAGCATACAGCACAAGAGAAATCAACCGTAATTTCAGAATTAAGGTTTCAGGCGTTGATGGCGAGGGGAACAAGGTTCACAAGCTGGTTGGCGTTTCAGGGGCTATCGCTCTTATCGGTGTTGAAATGTTCAATAAACTTTTGAAGCGGGCTTTCAATAACGTTGAAGACAAATGCGTATGCAAACTCCGCAGAGGTATTAAATTTTCATTTTATATCAAATAATCAGGAGGAAAAG